TTCTTGAAGTCAGGTTGTGCTTCATCTTTCTTTAGTTCCCAATATACCCATACTGGTGGAAGTATACCACCCTGTAATGCACAAGCCATCCAGTTAGGGTCAGGCACAAGTATCTTTGCACACCCGTCTATGCTATCTTCGTATACTACACGATAGTCTGATTGCACTCCATCTAAGTTTTCTTTAGCCCAACATAGTCTGTCAAATAAATGTGTGCCTTGAAATTCTGGTGTTGTTATCATTGTTTATCCTATTGCTGTTATTTGTAGTAAAGGAATACGAAACATAGTTAAACTAGAACTTCCATCATACCAAAAATTATTATGCAATGTGGCTTCTGTTGAACTGCTATGTTCTCTAGCTTCCATATGAATAGTTTTTGGAGTTGTCCAACTTGTAAGAGAACCTACATTTGCATCAGCAGAACTAGCATTACAGTTGAACATCCATTTAAAATTAACTAATTGTGTATGGTCAGTAGCATTACCTGTAGTAAATCTACCCTGAACAATTTCATCACTGTCAATATAGGCTCTAAAGTTAGCTATAACATTAGTATCACCTCTTCCTACAACAAATGAAAATTCATATGCTACTGTTTTAGTTCCTTCTGGAGGAGTGTAGGTTATACTGCTACCAGTTACATCTACAAAACTTGTAGTTAAATCTTGTTCGGTTGTCACAGTTTCAAGTTGATAAGTTCCACTTAAAACGTCAAAAGATTGACCATTACAAACACCACCAAATGTTTCTAAAATTCTACCAGTGCCTTTGGTATTATCTTGCAACAGGAGATTATCTACTTTTAAAGTACTCATGCTAAGTCTCCGTGAATAATAACAGATATTTGTGTATAATCAAAAGGGTCGCCAGTCACAAATATAGTAAAAAATTCTAAAGAACCTGTAGCGGCATCACTATCAGAATTTGAAGGAGCATTTATACCTGCACCAGCACGAACTCCCGGGCTTCGGTTTTGACCAGATATAGCATAATCATTATTAGCCATATCATTAACAAAATCGAAAGAGTAGTTACCTGTTCCTTCATCAGTTAGTGATGTAGTATTAAATGTATCTCTTGATGCTATAGTGCCTGAACCATCAAAATTAATCCATGCTTTTGCTAAACCTTGTTGCAAAGATGTCTGCGTACTACCATTCTCACCTGTTACAGTAACAGCATTAGCAGAAGTTTTGCCTGAGATTTTGTCTACTTTAATCTCACTCATGCTAAATCTCCGTGTATAATACTAGACATTCTAAAACCTTGACTAGTTGTATGAGTAGCATTATTAGTACATCTAAATCTTATAGTGCTTGCAGTAGAACCACTATGTGATATAATCCTACTAAAAAAAGAACTAAAATCACCACCTGCTTCACCGCTTGCAGGAAAATTAGCATTACTCATATTAGAAGAAAGGCCATAACTAATATCACCATTACCATTATCTGTCGTTGAACTCGTATTAAAAGTTTCATCAAATGTTCCATCATCATCTGAAAATTGAACATATGCTTTTGCAGGGTTTAATTTAGTCAACGTAACTGCACCACCAGCAGATGTTTGTACTGTTGTTACTTTTAATGTACTCATATTATCACCAACGTACCGCCATCTTCTACTTGAAGAGTGACACTAGAGTTAACTGTAATAGGACCTGTAGCACTTGCATTTTCTGCACCACCTATTGTCACATCTGAACCAACTGTTTTATCATTCACACGAAACATACCACCACCTATAAAACTACTTCTGTTAGAAGTTGGTGGTGATACAGTAGCTATGCTAACACCAAGAAAGTTTACAAAGATATTGCCAGTACCAGTTGAAGGTGCTGTGCTAAAAGAAAGACTAGTGCCTGATACACTATACTTATTTGTGTCCTGAATAACACCATCTACAGAAACAAGTATATCTTCATCTGCACCTACTGTGCGAGATAAAGTAAAAGACGTAGTAGAATTATTACCATTAAATCGTTCTACTGTAGGTACATCTACAAAGTTTGCTGTGGGTGTTCCACCAATGTAAGGCATATTATATATCCTTATGTAATATCAAGATGACTAAGAACAACATCAGCAGATGAAGCTGTATCGGATGTTACTTTAATTGCATCACCCGGTTCAAGCACTACTTTTTGGTCGCCACCAATTACTACTAATGCACCACCTACAGGAACGGGTGCATCTTTTACAAGAAACACTTTATCCTCTGAACCACTAGTTCTACTTGAAGCATCTAGTTCAACATCCACAAGTATCTGTGATGTTACTCTATTTGCAACACTTAAACCAATTATAGTAGATTCAGTAGATGAGCCACAAGTAAAAACGGTAGCTGTGCTAGTGCCTATTTCTTTATCTGTCTCTGATAAGAAAGCATTTGCCATTTTAATTACTCCTAACTGTGTATAATTATATCATACTTTGAATGATTTGTCAAGCGATATTTAACCTAATGCTATAGCAAAAGCCAAAGCCGCAGGGTCTGATTCAGTAACTGTGTATGTTACTCGTTTATTTGTAGCATCAAAAGCTACACTAGCTGAACCACCAGCGGCAAACTGTAACCCTGTAGAATTAGTTGATGTAAACTGTGTAGCATTACTAGAGTTTTCAATAGGCAGTGATGTTGATGAACTTGTAATAAAACCGCTATCGTTATTAAAGATACTAATAGGTATCTCACTAGCTTGTTTTCTTTTCTGAACACTACCATCTAAAACTACAAATTCATCTGAGTTAGTTATAGTTTGTGTCATGTCTGTTAGTTCAGACAAATCTACATTGACAGTAAAAGTTCCAGAAGATGTTATTGTACTACCAGAGATGTCAATTAAATCACCAGCAGATAAAGCGACACTAGTTACTGTTCCTGATGTGGTTGTAAAACCGCTATCGTTATTAAAGTTTGACAGTTTAATTTCACTAGCAGCTTTACGTGATTCAGTTGTACCATCTTGTAAGATAAATTCTGTGCTTCCAGAAATATCTCCTGTCATATCAGTTAGTTCAGAAAAATCTAATGCTAGTGTAACACCGCCTGAAGAACCACCACCTGATAAACCTGTTCCTGCTGTAACACCTGTAATGTCACCTGTATTAGTTGTAAAGCCACTATCGTTGTTAAAGATACTTAATGGTATTTCACTTGCGGCTTTTCTCTTTTGCGCTCCATCATCAAGAACAACAAACTCATCACCTGTTACAATTGTCTGAGTCATATCAGTCAACTCAGATAAATCTACATTAACTGTAAATGTACCTGAAGAAGTTATAGTACTTCCAGAGACATCTATTAAATTACCAGCAGTTAGTGCTACGCTAGTAACTGTACCAGATGTAGTTGTAAAACCACTGTCGTTGTCAAAAATACTTAGTGGTATTTCGTTAGCCGCTTTGCGTCTGTCTGCTCCATTATCAAGGACAATAAACTCATCTGTTCCAACCATATCTTGTGTCATATCTGTAAGTTCAGATAAGTCTACAGATAATGTATGGGCTATGGTTTCGCCAGACGTAGCACCAGTAGACGCTATACCTGTACCGCCAGTTATAGTTGCTACATAGTTACCTGTTGTTTTAGTTCCTAGTTCAACAGCATTATTTGCTATACCAGCTGCGGCAATAGGAGGTCCTTCACCTGATGAGCCATCGTGACTGTGACCTGAACTACCATTAAATGCGGCAACAACGGCATCAAACTCTCCATCTAAATCAGATGCATTAATTACGTTACCATCTGCTATGTTATTGCCAGTATCATTACGAGTGTAACCTGTACCCATACTTATCTCCTATCGTTTACTGCATACTCTAGCGTTGCTGAATCTATTGAGAACACTGCATCTGTTCCTGAACCTGTTGTTTCATAAAGCAATGATACAGTAAATCCTGAACCTACTGTTTGAACTTCATATATTGCTTTTTGTTTATTACCAAACAAAGATGTTCCATATATACCTTCACCATACGTTACAGAAGCGGCAGAATCTGTGGTTAAAGTAGAGTCAGGTTGAACACCATCTGGTTGGTCAAAGTCAAACTTTAAAGAATATTCTAAATCAAACGAACCATTAACATCTAAATATGTAGTTCCTTTATATATTGTTTTTCTTACCTCTGAGTCTTGTAACGGTATAAAAGGTGTGGCAAAAGTAGCATTAATATGTGCGCCATCTTGTGTATTACCTTGTTCCATTTGATATACAAAACCTGTTGCATTACCAAACAGAATTACTTCTGAAGCACCTGTTGCACCAAAATCATATTCACTAAATGCGACATGAGCATTAAAACCTCTAAGGTCATTCCATTTAATACCGTCTTCTAGTTGTGTTCCTGCAATACCTTTTGCTGCATTATCTTGAGTTGATGTATTAAATCCAAATATTCTATACTGACTTTTTTCTCTTATTACAATACTAGAAAAACCATTTGGACTAGAAGAAGTTAAATCTAACATTTCTGTTTGTATTGGTTTTGATATAACAGCGAGTCCAAAGTCTCCAATTTTATCTGTAGCACTAAATAGTCTTAATCCATCAGGTCCTAAGAATATAATGTCTCCACCTATCTCTTGTATGGTATCTTCTGATACGCATCCTAAACTTCTTGAAACAGGTTGTAATACAAAATCTAGTGTACTAGTACCTTGAAGAACACTTATAGTGTTTCTAGTAAAAATAATTAATTGCTCACGGAAAACAGTTAATCCTGTTATGGTATCCCCAATATTAAAAACACCACCACCATTTGCTACAGAAAAATCAGTTTCATCTTCAGGTGCAGAATAAACAAGTTTAGTTCCGTTTGCTAAAAATATATGCCCCTTAAAATTTACAACGTGACTAGCACCAGATGTATCAGTAGGTAGTGAACTTAATTGTGCAAATGCACTTCCTGTGAATCTAAATGGCTTTCCTGTACCGTCTACTATAAATAGTTTTTCTGTTCCGTCAAAGTTATATTTTAAAAAACGTACCTTTCCTGAACCACCTATCGTAACTCCTGCACTGCTAAAAGATGCATTATCTGTTACAGATGTCCACGAACTTGTAGATGCTTGTCCATCACATAAAAATAAATCATTACCTCTAAAAGCAAGAAAGTTAGTACCAAACTTTAATACACCTCTAATTAAACCAGAGTTAGGAACTACAGGTATATTTGTACTATCACCACCTAACTTTACATATCCCTCTACTCTACGATAACCACCAAACACAGATGGTTCAAAGTTACGTAATATACGAGCAGACCCGGGTGCTTTAATGCCGTGTTGATAAGGTGATAAATTTGTAATTAAACCACCCATATATTCTAATGAATAAGTTTGCCATCTGTCAGCCATTTATAATTTACCTATACTGATTAGTAAAATGCCGCACCAGCAGTTGCTCTTGCATCTCCTAAAGATGTTGTTCCTGAAGAACGTACAATCATACCTGAACGTACATAGTGATAACGATTAATTAACATAGAACGCATATTCTTAATACCTTCTTCAAATCGTTCTTTCATTACAACAGAGTCTTGAGTATTACCTCTAAATAAATATGCATAGTGCATAGCACCATCTACAATAATATGTTTAAATCTTTCTGGTATTACTGGCACATCATCATGTAAAGATAAATCTACAGGAATACGATAGTATTCATACACGACTGTATATGCTTTGTCAGGAGCAGGAGTAAGTATGTACTCTAAAGACGGTGCATGAATTACAGATAGAGGCACTCCACGTAGTGATGTATCAGATGTATATTCTTGTTCTACAAATTTATTTAAATATTCTTCATACGCAATTGTTCCTAATTTTTCTGTATCATTACCTAGTGTAGTATTTTCTTTTATTCTAAAACTACCAAAGTCCATTACTTTTGCATCATGCGGAAACGCATACCGACTTACACCAACACTTAATGTATCTTCTTGTTCAACGTGATTGTAAGGCCAATTATATTCTGCTTGGTTCATATATCTAATAGAAGCATTAACTGCATCTTTAGCATGAGCATAAAAACCTTTAGCCGCTGCAAAATTACTTGTTGTTAATTCAACTTCGTTTAGTCTTCTATTGATTTCATTCACAAGTTCTAAAAAATCATATGCCATTATTTCTCTCTTATCACAAGTTTTATGGTACGTTCTGCTACACTAGATGTATTATCTGTAACCCGACAAGTAAAAGTATATTCTCTATTTAGTACACCACCTGCTATATTTATTGTAGCAACAGTATTAGTATTAGTTTGAGATACATTTTGTATGCTATCTGTTACTGCACTGCTTGATGCTGTAGTTAAAGTTTGTCCTGCAGCTAAAGTTGTTTTAGTGCGTTCAGATGTTTCAACAGACCACACAACAGATGATATTGTATTTGTGCCTAAAAACCTAGACCAATCTACACTGTAATCTAATGTTTCATCTGGGTCTTTAACAGGCCAACGAAATGACATCTATATCTCCTATGCGGCTTTTGAGACTCTTGCTCTTCTCTCTGCTGATGTAGAAAATCCTTCTACATAAATTTTTCTTAATTCTGTAGGAACATACACAGTTCTTTCTGAAGATGTTTGTGTAAATCCTTCTACATAAACTGTTCTAAATCTATCATATAATTCTTTGACAGCCTCAAAGTCAAACTGTACACCTGTTGCAGATGTTGTTCCTATGACTCCTGTTGCTGATACACTACCTGTTACTTCAGTTATATCAGGGGCTATGCTTGCAACAGTAAACGAACTTAGTATCGTAGTTAGTGTTGGCGAGTCAACTGCCACACCTACTGAAGCTATTGCTCCTTGTGCTTCAACAGTATCTAGCCCTGCACTTGTTTTAACTTGTGTTAAAGTATTTATCGCACCTGATGCTGTAACTGCTTGCAGTTTTTCTGATACTTTAACTTGATTTAACGAAGCAACAACAATAGAAGCTGTAGCACTTTCTGTAGCTTCTGATGTTTGTGCTTCTACTGTTCCTATAGCACCTGTCGCTGTAACAGCTTGCATAACTTCTGTTATGTTAAGTGTTAGCCCAGCGATAGCACCTGTTGCTGTAGCAGCACTGCTTATAGTAACTTCTGAACCTATTCCAACAGAGTCTATTGTGCCTGTAGCTGTAACTGCTGTTAGTTCAGGAGAGTTTAAGTCTGTTCCAGCGGCAGTTATTGCAAAAGAACCTGTAGCACTAACTCCTGTTAAATCAACAACGGCACTTCCTGCAAATGCATTAGTAGCATCACTTATAACTGTCGATGCACTAACACCTGTTACAGTATTTGTAGATACATCTACTTGCAGACTTGGTGTATTAGTAGAACCTGAAACACCAGACGTTGGAGCGTCTATATTACCTATACTTACAGAAGCAAGACTAAATGATGCAGATACACTGTCTACATCTTCTTGTATAGCTGTGTTCGTAGATGTTGATATAGCAGTAGAAGCAGATACACTACCTACGTCTTCTTGTATATTAATAGCCACAGATGCGATAGCAAATGTAGCTGTAGCCCCACTTGAAGGGTCTTCCTGTATATCTACATTAGTCGTGGTAGCTATTGCAAAAGATGCAGTAACTGGTGTTGCAGATATTGTTGGTGCTACTGTAACATTTACACTTGCAATAGCTAAAGATGCAGTAACTGCTGTTGCTGAAACTTTTACTTGAGGTTCAACAGAAGCAACCGTACCTGTAGCTGTAACACCCAGATTTATATCAACAATAAACTGACCATATTTTGCTGTACCGTATACACCAGTACCGAACTTGGCTTGGTTTAAGGTAACAGACATGGTTATTTATCCTAAGATATTCTTATTATAGATGTGCTTTCACCAGCGGCAGGAAAGTCAATTGTTAAATCACCAGCAACAGCACTAACAGTACCACCAAAGCTAATGGTGCAAACTGCTTTATTAGATGCAGAAGAATTATATATCAACGCACCAATAGCAGAGCAAGTTACATTACTAAAAACTTCATCTGTAAAACTTACGTGTGCAGTATCATTTGTCAAAGCAATAGTTGCTCCATCAAGGTTTTGACCACCTGCACTATAGTTTGTGCCAGATGCTTCATCGTTACCGCCACCACCTGTCACGTCTGAATAGTTTGTAGTTGCTTTACCATAGCTATCGTTAGTTCCATTAATTAAAGCAATTTTTAAGGTGTGTGTATCCATGTCGTGAATACCACCTAACAGTTCCTGCTTAAAACTATTACACATCGCAGTAGTAACAGCCATTTTAATCTCCTATAAAAAAAGGGTTAAAGGGGCAAGTTTCCCTGCCCCCTAATTAAGTTAAGCTAGAGTGTCTCTATCAACCTCTTGAGCAGTCATATCACTACCTTGGTCAGTACAATCCATCAACACTGCCCAGACTCTGATTTTACCAGTAGTCAAAGCTGTGCTTGATTGTGTGGCTAATGTAACATCAATGTTATCATCTGCTACACACATAATGGGTTGATAAGCGGCAGGGTTCTGAGAAAGAGTACCTGCGGCTGTACCAGATGCGTTGTTATAACCGTCTACAAAACAGTCAGCGTCAACACCTGTACCAACATCGATTGTTGATGTTCCTGCTGAAGTAGCAGTAACAGTCTCAACACCTGCGTTCAAAATCATTGTGCCTTTTGTGACAGCAATAACTGGAATAACATCTGCCGCTGCAAGAGCAGTTCCTTTGTCTGATAGTGCAGTAGCAAAATCTAATTCCGTTTGAACCAAGTAAGGATTGCGACCACGTTGCGAGTTGCCACGTGCTGCTTGGAGAGTATTATCGCCTAATGCCATTTTTCAATCCTCCTTACGCTAAGTTGTATGCGGCAGTTACGATTGCTTCTGGACGAAGTATCTTTCTACCGTATAGGTGCATACCACGAACGATGTCAGCAAAGCTGTCAGGGTCACGGTAGGTTTCAGTCTTGTTAATCTGCTCTGCAGTTGCAATAGCAGAAGTATGACCAGCCACGATTATACCCAAGTTAGAGGTATTAGGACCACCAGTCGTAGCAGAACCTGTACCTAGTGAAGGTAGGTTATTAGACTGATACACTTGGAAACCGTGAAGGTTATTAACAACAAGACCATTCTGAAGTCCAGAACCACCAAAGTCTGAATTTAGAAGACGTGAATCTTCGTCTTTTAGAACTTCGATAAATACTGGGTCAAGAACGAGCCAACGTCCTTGAGTGTCTACATTTTGCTGGTCAAGTAGACGTGACATACGTGCAATAATTTGCAGTGGACTAGCAAGACCACCAGTTGATGCATGCATTGTCACAGTTGTTTGACCGGGCGCACGTGCCTTAATACCAATAGAGTTATTGGCAGAACCTGCACTTCCATCTTCAGCCGTAAAGTCTGAAGCATCCAAAGACATGGAAGCTAAAAGTTCAGCACCAACTAAGTTTGCACCACCAGATGCAGACGTAACAGCCTTTGAACCATTAACACTTGTATTAACAGCGTTAGCCGCACCATGAAGAGCAGACTGTTTAAAACCTGACAAGTAACCAAGAACTTCTTGGTCAAACTGGTCAGCCAAACGATATGCCGCACGGTCGGATGCGAGTTGTTGAAAATTCACATGCGAATGTGCTTCTTCGATATCATCGACTTTGAACGCAAAATAATTTGCTTTATCAATAACCAATGAAAAGTCTTCATCGTCAAGGTCTTGTGGTGTTATCGTTGTACCACGAGAGTATTCCTTAACGGAGATTTCGGGTTCTTTGATAATCTTAACGGAATCACCCATCTGTGCAATCTCTCCGAAGTAGTCGGAGTTAGTGATTGCTTCAGCAACGGCAGACTTGCGGAAAGCAAGTTGTACCTGTTTGCTGTAAATAATAGGGCTAAAATTGCCGTTAGGAAGATTACCATAACCACCGACAGTAGAAAATGCCATGATTATTCTCCTATGTTATTAGCATTGTTACAGATACAAACTCACAAAACTATTAGAGGCTGATTGCGTTGGGTGTGTATTCAGTACAGATGCGCTTCTGTATTTTCAACAGGCCAAGTTCATCAGGTAATCCGAAGACTTTGTTCGTTTGCTGATTATTTGTGCAAGTAGTTAGCTAGACAACTTGCAGTATTGACTATAGTTATACTTATAAATAACTATTTGTCAACTATTTTTATCTGGCAGAACCAGATATATCGTATACAAATTTGCCAGAACGGATTGCTTCCATTATTTCATCTGACTTTTTTTCGTATTCTTGTGGTGACATTTTTTGAACATCAGATTCTTTTAGATAAGAACTAGCCTCATTCTCTTGTGGCTTTGTCCTTGTATTCTTCGTATTAACCGCTTCAGCAGCACCTTTAGTAGTTTTGCTCTTTTTTTCTTTGCCGATATTTCTATCTGATTTGTATAAATCAATTGCTCGTGCTGCTGACCTTGCGTCATTGTCATTCTCGTATAGTGCCTCTTGCACCCATTTAGGTTGTTCATCTGCCCACTCATGGAAATCATCACTATCTCTAATTTCCCCAAAGTCGGGATGTAATCTCATTAATTCAGCTTCTGCTTTTTCTTTTGTAGCAGAAGTTTGCATTTCATCAATTGCTTTAACTCTTGCTTCTAACTCTACAGATTGCTCTCTAGCTTTTTTCATAGCAATTGTTTCTACTATTGCCGCAACATCTGGATATTCTTCTGCCCACTTTTCAATGTCTTCATCAGACTTGGGTAGTTTTATTTCTTTTTTAGTTGCTTCAGATAGCTGACGTTTAAGATTTTCTAATTCTGTTTTAAATTCTTCAGCTTGTTTTTGTTGATGTCTACGTAAATCAGAATACCTTTTCTTAAAAGTTTTTTCTTCTGCGCTAGTAGGTTCAGCTTCTTCAGGTTTTTCTGCTTCACCTTTTTGTTCTTTTAGTAATTGCTCTAGCTCTTCTTCATCACGTTTTATTTTTTCTTCTTGTGAATAAGGTTTAGCTACAAATGCTTTTTTAGTTTGTGGCTTCATCTCTTCAGCCATGATTGCTTCTGACATATTATGTCTCCTATCTGGGGCTAACCGTAGCCACGTTGGGGTGGGGAGTTAGGTAGCCAGTTATGTGGATTAATTATCTTGAGGCTAATCCACCTTGCCTCATCTGTTTAGGTTTAGGTTTTGATGCTAAACCGCCTGTCTTAAAATCAAATCCAGATGCATCTCTTTCTGATTTAGAAGAAGCATCTCTTCTATCGACTGTTGAAGGTTTGCCTCTAGTTCTATTTTGTAAGGTGTCCTTTGTTTTAGGTTTAGAAGCTGCTTTTTTAGTCTGTGTAAATGTTACTTTAGGTTTGCTTTTTTCTTTCTTTGGTTTTGTGCTTGCAGGTTTTGATACTGGTGTAGGTCTATCACTACCAAATGTTTTCTTAGTAGAACGATTAGCTTCAAAAGGATTTATAATTTTTCCAGAGGCATCTACATTACCTTTATCAACTTGTGTTTTTATTTCTTTAACAACATCATCTATATAGTTTCTTTCATCATCATCTTTTGCATTATCACGTATTGTTTTATATTTAGTATCTATAGAATTAACTGCTATACGTTTTACTAAGTCTCTACCAAATTCTGTTTCTTGCGCTCTTGCTTTATCAATAATGCTTTGCTCTAATGTATCATAAGTAAATGCATCTTTTATAGTATTTATAAACCCTTTATTAATTATATTACCAGTTTTAGGGTCAAATAAATTTCCTTCACCGTCTGATACATATCCTCTAACTGAGATTTCTCCTGATTTTAATCCACCAAAAATATCTGCAAAAGGTCTATCAACTGGTGTGTATCCTAAACTTTTTGCTAAATTTATACGTGCTTGGTCTTCTCTTATTTTACGTTGATTTTCAAATGGGTCAGTATCGTCATCATCTCTACGTGTTTGCGCTTGACCAACGGTAGAAGCAACAGTTGTTTGAGTAGCTTGAGAAGGTGCGGTATAATCACTTGCTAACACAAAACCCTCTGGTATTTCAGTTACACCGGGAATAAATGTTATTGTTCTTCTTTCGCCTGTAGTTGGATTAATAATATCTATAAGTTTTGGAGCAGCTTCTGGTGCTTGTAATACACTAGAATATGTAACGTCCTTCATCTGTTCAGGTGTAAACGTAGGTACTTCTTGTTGTGTAGGTGGTGTATATGTTGGTGCAATAGGTACGGATGCTTGCGTAGGTTGTGTGACACTATATGTTATAGGTGTTGGTGTTGCTTGTACAAAAGAAGTAGCAGGTACTTGAGAAGGAACAGTGCCTACACCAGCAATACCACCCTGTTGCATTTCTACTGGGTCATCTTCCATATCAAGGTCTGATAATTGAAATGGTATGTCATCAGGTATTACAGCTTCATCTGCATTACCCATCTGCCCCATCTTATCCATCATATCTAAACCCATCTTAGCTTCTTGTCGCATCTGCATAAGTTTTTCAAGACCTATGTATCGCACTACGTCAGCAGGAAATACAAACTCTCCTTCACTTAACTGTGCAGGTATGTCATCTCTTACTTCTTCTTGTGTAGAGCCGGGTGGAACATTATTACCTGATATAGGGTCTATTGTTCCACCTTCGTCCATAAGACCGCCATCATCAAACATGCTCATTTGTTCTTTCATTGATACTGCTCCACCTTCTGCAAATGTAATTACTTTATCATATACTGGATGTTCTACACCACGTACACTAATAGTTCCTATAGGTTTTCCAAGTTTTAGTTGACCCTGCACCGTAGGACGTAGTTTTGGTTCATCCTTTTTATTAGGATATTTTTTTAAATTTACACCCTTAGAAAAATCTGTTTCTAAAGAATAATAATGTTTATTTTTATGTGTTACAGATATTACAGTTTCAACATTATCAAATCCATCAGGTGCTTTTGTCCATTGCCAATTCCCTTTAGCATCAGGCGACCTCACAGTACCCTCTTTGGGTTTTTGTGAAAATCTTTTAAATAAATTAGTTAGTATCTGAGTGTTTCCCTTGCCTGTTGTTCCAACACTAGCTACATCATCATCAGATACTTTAAAATTAGGTCTTCCATCGGGATTAATTTTTATATTAGCACTAGGAACATTTTTACCTGTTAAATCTTCACCTGTAATAGGATTTAAATATTTTCCACCTTTAGGTCTTTCACCTTTTGGAAACATTCTTTCAGGTTTTGGAAACACAGGAACAGTTTGTTTAGGCAAATTATCAGGAAAAATATTTCTAGGGTCTAATAAACCGCTTTGTTCTTCTGCACCACGAAGATACCTAATATTTGCTGTAATAGTATCTCTACCAGATTCTAATGCTTCAGCTAAACGATGATTGCCTTCTACAATAAAAGGTTGTCCATCCTCTCTCACATGTATCATTATAGGGCTTTCTTTATACCCTTTTTCTTTTATGTCTTTTTTTAACCTTTGTAACTTTTCTCCAGAGAACCTAAATTTTTCTTCTCCCATAGAGCCGGGTATGTCTTTTAATTCTTCTGGTTTAAATTTAACTTTATTAGCAAACCCTGTTACACCACCTTCATCTCCTATATTTGATGCATAGGTATCAGTTTCACCACGTTTTAAGGCTTTTTCTTTTGCTTCGTCCGCAGATTCTTGTTTAATCTCTGCATAAGTACGTTGATAAACTTCATCATATCCCGGATTATCAACTTTTAATTTTGCATCTTTACGTAAAGTTTTTGTTGTTGCTCGTAATGCTTTACCTGCCGCATCACCTATTATAGGAACTAAACCTAATGCACCAGCTGCAGTTTCTATGGCTGCACCAACATAATCTTTTTCATCTAAAGCATCCGATACACGTTTAACTGCCATAGCTTCCCCAACTCCGGGAATAAACTCTGCACCAAATTTTGCTACATCTTTTAGTTTTTCTACATTTGTTTCATCTTTAGCTTGTTTAACTGCTGGGTCTTGTAAAGTATCCATTTGTTCTGTTAATGATAAACCACCTGTATTAAATTTTTTATCTTTATACATCTGCCTAAGAACACTAAAATTTCTTGCTTCTGATAGTTCATCAGGAAGCTCTAATATTTCAGGCTCTTCTTTTCTTATTTCTTTTAATCGCTTTTCTTCTTCTGTATCAGGACTAATTAAATCTTTTAGTCTATCTAATATACCAAGACTTTCTTTACCTTCTACTACAGGTTCTTGTTTAATTTCAGTAGGTGGTTCTTTAGCTATTAATTCGGCAGATTCAAAAGTTACAGGGTCTGGTACTTCTGCTTCTCTTCTTGGAACACTCATACCTGCTAATTTAAAATCTTCTACTAGAGATTGAGATATAGGTTCATCACCAGCTGTACTCCTACTGTGCAAAGAAAAAAAGTCAAAAGGTTTTTCTATAAAATTTCCATCAGCTAGTGCATAAGTAAATTTAGCACTTTTATTTGGGTTATCTTGATTTATAGCATTTACATTTGTTATATTTGAAAGACCCATTTCTGGAGCTGCTATATTATAAAACATTGCTCTTCTTTTTGCAATACCTTTTACAGGTCTTTGTTTATTATCTACAGGGTCTGGAGCTTTTATAGCATCTAATGTTTCACTTAATGCACCTGCGTAGTTTCCTGATTTTAAATTATTTAAATAATTTTTTGCTTTGTTTGGCAAATTGCCTAAATTAAATTGCATATCTAATGAATTATATTTCATTGACAAAGGTAAATTATCCCAATCTACACCTATTCTTTTTAGTTCATCAATATTTTTTGCAGCTACTGCTTTTGCCAATCCTCTTGGATTACCTTCAAAATCATCAGGGTTAATACCTAATGTATCAACTATTCCATAAGCTGCCGTTGGAATGCCAGTAGTGGTATCTCCACCTTTAATACCTTCTACTACCTCAATGATATTAAGATAAGATTCTAAAAATTGATTGTCATCCATTCACTTCATCTCTTAACATTTTTAGTTTGCGTAATACTGCAATAGCACCCTGTTGTCTATGTAACAAAGTAGCATCACTTGTTTGTTCTAAAATTGCTTGATGCAATTCTATTGTTGAATCAATATAACTATTGAACGCTTCCCACTGGTTGTTGTTGTTCACCAATGGCTTGAGTTTGCTCAACGCTTGTCGCCTGTCCATTTGCACTAAATCCTTGTTCACCCGGAACTGGTACTTGTCCTGTACCTATCGTACCGCCACCTGCACCAGTTGGGTCTAGCGGATTAGCTTGAGCCTCTGGTTGTTGTGGTTGTTCTTGTTGAAAGCCTTTCATCAGTTCTGCCTGAATAGCGGCTTCGTTCATATTATTGGTTACTTTGTCAGGGTCTAGTTCCATAGATTTTGCAATCTCACGGATAATATATTGGAACTTAGCAAATGGTGCAAGAGATGGATTACTTGCAACTTGTAAGAACTGCATAAGTCTCTGACTGCGTACCTCGTTAGCCATAAGACTTTCTGTTCCTCTAGCACGTACTTCTAAGTCTCCTTTAATTTCTGCATCAAAATCAAACTGCATATTAAATCTAAACAACCCCTCTCCCAAAGGTCGTAATAGATAATCGTCTACATTTTTAATTACAGTTTTTGTACCACCAGCCGCGGCATTCATTAACATAGATATACCTGACGCAGTTCTACCTACGCCTTGTACGCCTGTTTGACCATGTGCAAATGATGGGAAGCCTGTGCTTTCATCTGCAAGTACACGTGCTTTATCAAACAGCATCATGTTCTCGCTAGATACATTCGGGAACTTTGTACCAAATATCGCTTGACCGGGTGCGCCACCTTGTCTGCGGAACACCTTGCCCGGATATAAAGATAAGTCTTGACCCGGCACTAGGTTAGTTTCATCTACTTCTACAATTAAATTACCAGACAATACAGCATTATCAACAGCCATACGCATAAAGCCATTCATCAAAGTCTGTGTATCGTCCATGTTTTCAGCAATACCTACACCAAAGAAGGAGTATGGGTTTAATTCATAAGGTGCGGCATGATATGGTATAGTAGCAGGTTTAAATGGATTTAAAACCATTCTTAATAGTTTACCATTACATATCCACACGTTTGCCTGTAATTCATCAAATGTTTTTAATTCATCTGGTATATTTACTTCTGCTTCTTCAAGCATATCTGTATCAACCATACCCCAATATTCTAAAACATCAAATCTTTCTATGCCATGTTCAGGTGCATAATCAGCTAAATCGTCTTCCCAATATTCTTTAGTATAATTTTCTCCTAATTGAATAACCTCATCAATTACACTTGCTCTGAACATCGGTCTTTTTTTGAGATTCCGAAGTTGCGACCTTGACATCTTGTGTCGTTCAATGACATACTGTGCTTCATCCATATTATTGGCATCAGGGTCAGGGTAAAAATTCCAGACAGAAACGTGTGAAACTTGTGGCATTGTTTTAAACTGTGGGTCATACTCACCATCTTCTCCCCAATTAGGATATTCTTTATCTACAGCAAAAGGTCCTTTCATTACACCTGTGCCAAATAGAGCCATTTCAAATGCTGTGCTACGTAAGTGTTTACTCGCACTTGATTCTTCTAATTGGTCATGTATTTTCTTTTGCATTTTCTTTGCAGCTACCATAGCTGGACTAAAAGTAACTGCAGTTGGTGTACTACCTACTCCTTCTTTAAGACCCTCTATACCTTCTAATTTATTTGATAAAGGACCAAGCATTTCTTGCAAAGATTTTTCGGTAGCACCTGCAGGTAAATCTCTACCATCTCCTGAAAAACCATATGGGCTACTTAGGGCAGTATCACCACGCAACTGTTCTGGCTCTTGGGGGTCAAAGTGTACGTCTGCGACAACTCCTTCTGGTAACTCAGTAGGTTCAACAGAAAGAGGAAACTTATTATTAGCAAAAAGTACATCAACGATTTGACCATAAGCTGCCAAAGTTTTTGTTTTTGTAACTTTGATAAATACACGAGACTTCTCCGATTCAGTAAACTGCACATCGGGTCCGTATAATCCACGATAATTCCGATATGCTTTTAGCCATCTTTGTTCATCTTGGTATCGATAATCTTCTGCTCTTTTATATCTGTCTTGAATAAAAGGTATAATGGATGTAACATCTACATCATCTACAATGCTATCTTCCGTATCTTCTAATGAGATAGCATCTGCTTCAATCATTACATTTTCATCTTCAGCCATATTTTAATCCTTAATATCCAAATGTTGAATCTGCTACTGGCATACTTTCACTAGGTCTACCCATTGGGTCATAATCAAATACACTAAATCTTGGTCTTGACATTATACCATATCTCATTGCATCGTACAAGTGGTCTTCTGCTTTTGTATCAATATCCTCTGGATTTTTTTTATCCAGTGGCAATGATGGCAACTGAGAGATAATGTTCGTGCAACTATTAAAGAAAACAAGTCTAGGTTCTTCCGTAAATTCGTCTATTTGTAATCGTCTATGTACTTCGTTTTTACCTGCAACACGACTGCCTTTGCTTCTATCTGATGGTCGCCATCTACAACCCTTTTGTATCATTTGCTCTGCAAGGCTAGGACCAGTATCGCCACGCTTATGCCAAAGAGAACTATCAAGCACACCATACTTAATATTGCCATCTTCAGCCTCTAACTCTAATACCATATCAGCTAAGTCAGTAGCTAAGACTTTTGACACGTACAGTTCCCTGTACACAATAAGTTGTTCAGACGGACTGACAGCAAACCATACAACAGCACTGTAAGACCCGTACCCATAGTCACATGCTCTAAACTTAACCCAATTGCTAGGAATATTAAAAGGTTCAACAACATGAACATCACGATTAAACTCAGTAAACGCAGCCCCTTCTTTGATATCCCAATCCCCATCCAAGAGTTGCTTTCGTTGTTGTTCTGGGAGTGACAAGAGCATTGCTTCGTAGTCACCAGCATCCGAGAGATAGGGGTTATCAGATAACCTTGCAGGTATAAACCGCCTTTTAAACAAAGGTCGCCCAGCTTTGCTATGCCCTGCTGGATACTTGAGAGTTTCACCTGTTTCAATATCTGTCGCATCAAATGCCTTTCCATACGGTGCTGGGTCTATAAACATTTTCTTAACCCAAGCATGACCCCTTCCACCCGGGTTGGTTGTTGCCCTCATAAAGATAGGCAAATCAGGTGCAGTAGACCTAAGACGAGAGCGCATATAATTCCATGCATATGGAGATTGCCATTGTGTTAACTCGTCAAAGCCAATCCAGCTAAATGCTAGACCCTGATAGCGCAGGACATCTTCATCTCTGTCAAGGTATGACATCCACAATCTCGCTCCAGATGGTGCTGTCCACTGCATTTTTCGTTCAGACCATTTTATGCCTGACCATATTTGTGGGTACAACTCTTGTGATTTAAAGATAAGTTCACGAAGTTCTTCTGTTGTATGTCGTAACAGCAATCCACTAAATGCTGGATGCCCCATGTATCGTAGTGGGTCAGCTAACATAGCATAGGATTTACCACCCCCTGCCGAACCACCATATAATACTTCACGCTCACTAGCCGCTAGAAAATCTGTTTGAGGACCTTCGTTAGGCTTAAATAACACATTAGCGTGTTCTTCTTGAAATTCTGTTTCATATGAAACGTCTTCAATTATTGTAGGCTTTTGCACCTGTTCTTTCTTCTTCAAGGGCTTTCGCTTTGGCGATTGCCGTTTCCGCATATTCTGCCCACTTGCGGATGCTTGCAACTTGGTTCTTACGCTGTCGCTCATTCTGTAACCGTTTCCTTAATCCTACGTGTGATATGTATCTATTGCTATTTGTACTCAACCAGTTGGCTACCTCACGATAGCTATACTGATTTACGTGTTGTCTAGCTTTTTCTAACAAATCTAACTCTGTCGGTATGGGGTCAAGAATGTCAGGGTCTTCTTCGTTTTGTTTATATCCGAAAGGTACGGTACGTGCTATGCGTGGTATCTGTACCCATTCGTTCTGTTCTTTTATATCTGTTGGTTGTGGAAGTTTCCACTTACCTATACTACGTGTCATTTGTTTTTACGGTTGTCTACTGTAGAAATTACCATGCCACCTTTGCGAAAATCTTGTGCGCCTTTATTTGACTTAGTAACTGAACCGTTTTTATTATTTTTTTTGGTTGGACGATACTTTTCTGGGTCTAATCCTGCTTTCATTATCAATTCTAAACTAGCATTTTCTGCGTCAGACTTACCATAAAAACTAGAAATTTCCTTATAGTCTGTAAAAGACAAAGGTTTTGACATATGTTTTGAAGAAAAATTTTCTTTATAAGAGTTGTAGTCTTCTTTAGTTACAGTTTCGCCATGTTTTTTTCTATAGGCTTCTGCTTTTTTTCTTGTTGCTTCTTCTACTGATTTATCTTGTGGAAGTTTTGTTTTTCTTTTATCTAAATCTGTCATTAGTCATCCTCACTCTTTACTTTAGGTGGCATAAGCATAACACCACCGCTTGCTTCCACTTGCATTTTCTCTGTCTTTACTAAACCTGTACGGTCTAACAATTCTTTTGCCGCAACCATCTTATCACGTATACCAAGTTCTGTTGGGTCATATAATGCACCTGTCATAGCCATAGCCGCTTTTGGTGCGTTACGTGCCATGTACATAGATGTAGCTTCTAGTATCTCATCTTTTAATCCTTTGACAATAGAAGTTGTTGGTGTGTTATCTGCGTATCCAGCAATCTTCTTTGCCTGTACAACATCTCCACCTGCCTCTTCAAACAACACATTAAGAAACTTCTGTTGTCTTTCATTTAACTGTCGTGTCATGCCATCTCTCCAGTAGCCATAGCGTGAGCCAAACGTGTACTACGTCCTTTTACCTGCCTTGCCCATCTGCTATCTAACATCTCTTTTGCTGCGGTAGGAAAGTCATTATCGTATATAGCCGCCCACATTTTTTTGAACTTTTTTAATCTTGGTACACCCATATTAAATGCCATGTCCATTAATACTAGCTGACGTACAGCGTCTAGGCTATCCACGCAAGAGTGCGCTTGACATAGTTCTCTCTCGACTATCTGCACGTCATTCGTTGCTAAATAGACCGCATCTTTTTCTGTTATACCATGTTCGTATATCGCATCCATATTTGGGATGTCCATATGGTCAAGTTCCTCTTTACTTATACCACGGTCTTTTAGGTTTCTTCCTATTCCAATTGTGTCAATGCCTAGTGTATCTTGATAAACAGTTAAAACTAGACCCTCTCCTTGGATTAGTTTATCTATAAATTGTTGACGTTCATATTTCATTTTTTAGTCTCCGACCCTAACCACACTGCAAATGCCCCTGTCATCGCACCTGATACTACGCTTATCATCGCACTCTGTTGTGTACTCAAGTCGTCTAAGGACATCCCCCACTCTATAACTCTTATATACATTACTGTCATAACAAGCATCATTAAGCGTGGTACTATCTTGTACTTTAATATTGTTTCTGCCGCCATTATTTTCTCCCGAACAATCTTGTAGCAGAACGCACACCGAAACTAGCGGCAACAATAATCCCAAGACTATACTGATACCATTGTGGCATTGATTCCAACTGGGCAAACCCATTCGCTACTACCTCTTCCATTCCCGGTATAAATGCTAGAATAAGTGGAATACTAAATAGTATCGTAAGCCATTCATCTTTCCATGAAGACTGACTACCTTTAGCCATCTCCAAATCCCAATCAATCTCACCTGTAGCTTTCTTTTGCATTACTACGGCTTCAGCTTGCGCTTTAGCAACCTTGGTAGCTGACTGCGCTTTCTTCTCTTCAACTTTACCTTTTAACCATGTACCAGCTAAATCTGCTATAGGTCCTATCAACATATTAACCACGTCTAAACCTCGCAGTTTTCTTCGCAATATTCTTCGGTTGTTTCACGAACTGTTTGCCCTTTCTTTTTCCTTCCCTCTTCGCTCGTGATGTTGCCGCATACTCCGCAGATGTAAGGCTCTGTATCGCTGAAGTAGGAAGGTAACGCTCTCCAGTTTCGCTTGATTTTTTCCCAGACTTTGTTCGCCATTTTTGTTTCGTCCACGATTTTAAACTTTGTTGTGATTTTGCTAATGCCATATTACATACCTTGTAAAAACATAATCCACCATATTATACCACCAATACCACCTACAGCTACTAAAATTAGTACGCCTATTAAAATAGCATCTATTAATTCTCTTTTCTGTCTTTCAGCTAGTGCTATTTTACGTTGTCTTTCTTTCCTAGCTTTTGCTTGAAATGTTTGCCAGTCTTGCCACAATCCCGGACGACCAGCCCATATCATGTATTCTTTAATCCACTCTTCTTCTTCACGAATCTTTTCAAGTGCCATAAACTCTTCTAGTTCTGACCCACCTTTATCACCCCAAAAGCTATTCTTTTTCTTTTCACCTCTATGGCGTAAATCTTCTTTAGCTTCCACAAACTTAAAGATACTGTCTCCTGCATCAACAATATCTTTTCCGTTCTGTAAAGTTTGTTTTATAACGGCAAACGCCGCATTTGCTGCGGCTAACTCTGCTAACATGTGTCTCTCCTTTCACGTGTAGCATTTTATTTGTAACCACCACCAGCTTTCTTATATGCTTGTGCAAGCATCTGTGCTTTACGAGCAGACCATTGACCTGCACCACCACCTTTTGTTCCAGCTTTGATACGTTGGAACTGCCGTTTACGCATTGCAGGTTTTGTATAATTACCTGCTTTATTTACTGTACTACCACCTTTGTTTAATTTAAGGCTAGATAAAGTCTTAGCTTGTTTAGCATGTAAGTTAGATGCTTTTTTTAAACCTGCTACAACTTTTTTAACTTTCTTTTTATTTGTTGTCTTTGCCATAATAACCTACCTGCTTGGGTCATAATATTCTTCTACGGATGCTAATGCAATAACTTGACTTGCTGATGAACCTACACCTGATAATACATCTCCTGCGTTCATAAAAAAAGGTTTGCCGTCATCAAATACATACACAATATTAGTAGCCACTGCTATACTAAATGCATCTAATATTTGTTGTGCCGCACCACCTGACGGTGTATAGGATAAATCAAATGTTCTATCAGATGTATCTTTATTTGAAAAAGCAAGTAATTGTACAACAGCCGTAAAATTAGTTGGGCATGTATATATAGTTGTTGCACCTGTTCCTAGTGGAATAACTGCATTTGTATATTTTACTTTATCTAGTTGTGGCATTTACTCTGGTCTACTTTCCCAATACTGCTCACCATAATCATGCAGTATTTCTTCACCCTTTTTTATTTTTTTAACAGCAAAGAATTTAATAAATCTTTCATCTTCATCTGCAATATCCCATTCAGCATTTGGAGTTTCACTATGATTATATATCATAGCAAATCCAAGTGGTACAAAATAATCTTCATCATCTTCATAAGGAGAGTAAAAAATATAATCATGTAAAATGCAGGTATCTGCAAAATCATTTTTATCTGCTATAAGATAAGGACATAACTCAATTGTATCTCCTTGAGCATAGTCCTTATCTGCAAAAATACCCAGTCCATGTAAAGACGAGTTTGATATATAGGGCATTACTTCTTTTTCTTACTCATACCACCACGCATCATTTTCTTTTTCTTAGCCATTTTAGCCATGCCGCCACCCATCATTCTAGGTTTTGTCATACCGCCACCGCGCATCATTTTTTTCTTCTTAGCCATTTTTGCTTTGCCCATTGCCATTTCTTAGTTTCCTTCTTTCTAATACTAAAGATTGATATACTTCTTCAGGGAAATGTTTATAGTACCCTGACTTCTCTAAACTTAGTGCCGCACTATCCAACACTGATAATAATTGTATGAAAACCATACAATATTCTAACTCGTCACTAGTAATGCCGTTATCATCTAAAAATTCTAAACCAGCTTCACCAGCATCGTAGTCAGGGTGAAACACCATCAAATGCATATCTATACCTGCAATTGAAAATGCTTCATTCATACCATCACAAAGCCCATCAAGATATTCTATGTGCGGTAATTCTTCAGATGCCCATACTACTATATCGTAGTTATGTTCATTAAACTTTTCTACTTCTTCACGTAAACCTTCAAATCCTGTATTGATACTAAACTTTACTTGATTATCTACCCATGCTTTTCTAGCATAAGGACAAGGTGGTAAGCCATTTAACTTATCATTAGGAACTTCAAGAAAGTCATGTGACCATTTACGTATATCAGCTTCTACTGGATGCACGTGTTTTTGTTTTCTTTTTCTGTTGCTCTATAAATCTTCTAAACACATTTGCCGCGGCAACTTTACCTGCAGCCCTTGCTCTTTGTTCCATCGCAATAGCCGCTTGTGTTTTATGGTTGTGACTTCTATCTGATGCTTTTATCTTACGCACAGATGCTTCTGCATCTTTTACTGTAGCAAACTTTAAACCCTTGATTGTACCCTTTGGGTCTTCATCAGTATAGAGGTCACTATGTTTTTTACTTTTAGCTGGTTGACCTTTTTTTCTTGGTATTCTACGCATTTTTTGTTATTTTATTAAATGCTTCAGGGCTTGCTTTCTTTAATGCTCTAAGACCCGGGTTCATCTTAACGTCACCACCACCTACATACATATGTGGTTTTCCATATGCCATACCACCATTAGCCATTTTTGCTTTAGCCATTTTTTTAGCATCGCTCTTTTTCATAGACCCAATCCCTATTGATACAACCATTACTTTATCATTTTTCTTTTTAGCTAGTGTTCCTTTGTTAGCCTGAATTGTTTCTTCAGGATTAGCTACTTTTCTTTTTGCATTCTTTACTTCTTGCGCTGTATATTCTTTAGGTGATTCAAGAATTGTTCTAGCTTTTGCTAAACTCATAACTGCCATTTTAATCTCTCTTTTTCTTTTTTCTTTTAAATGGATTTGAATCAGGGCGACCAGTATAGACTGTACCTATTATACCTTTATGAGTAACGCCTACAACTATACCGTCTTTATATACAGGTTTACCACCCTCTTTTAGTTTCTTTTCAATTCTACCAAGCATAGCCTTACTTAAAGGATTGACTGCTTTTTCATTACGCTTTCTAATAGCTTCAATTGCTTTTTGGCTAGTAGTTTTCTTTGGTGCTTTAGTATCATACGCAGGACCTCTTGCTGGTCTTGCATCCTTAATACTAGTATCTCTTACAGATTTATTGCTTAACTTACCTGCACGTCTTTGCTTATCTCTTGCAGACTTAAATGCTGCATTAGGATTCTTAGCCTCTTTCTTTTTAGGTGTCAGTTTAGAATCGCCTCTTCCCGGTCTATATAATTCTATACCTGATGTTCTTTGTTTAGATTTTCTGTCACTCATTCCAGTAGGTTTAGCTTTTGCTTTGGGTGCAGAAGGTTTAGGTTTAGGTGTTTTTGTGTTTCTAACTGTACTAGTTTTAGGTTTAGAAGGTGGAGATTTTTTTAGCGGTGTTGGTTTTTTAACTGTACCACTAGGCTTCTCAGTCATAAAACCCATAGGTTCTGAACCAGACATCTGATATTTTTCACGTATTTTTTTACGTAATTTTGGGTCTTTAACCTGACCGCCAGTAGGTCTGCCATCAGCACCTATCTTGCGTATGCCACCTAAATTACCTATTTGGTATTTTTGTCCATCAATTGTTACAATTTTAGCCATTAGTATTTTCCTTTAACATTTCCAGCGTCTACGTGCTTGACGTAAACGACTGTTTGGGTCATTAGCCGCTTTAGGAAATTGTTTCATCTGTCCAGCAGACCTAGCACAGAAAGACTTGCGTCTTTTTGCATCCTTACTGCCTTTCTTTACCTTGCCTGTAACAGCTGTTTTTAATTTACTACCCGGATTTTTTCTTCTGTACGCAGCGACACCTGCAGCAGTCATACCAGCACCAGCTTTAGTGGGGCGAAAGTTTCTCTTATTTCGCTTTGGCATGTTATCTGCCATGACTATACACCTTTTTCTTCCTGACATTTAAAAGAATATGTATGTGGAGTACCTAATATTTCTGATATAGACTCAACCATATGTGAAGCACGTTGTTCGCATTGTACTTCTGTATAATACGGACCCCAATCATCTACGGCAATAATACATTGACCCGTTAATAAAGAACAGGCCATCACAAATGTTGTAAACATTACACAAATTTCCTAATTATCATCAGTATCCCTCCAGCCTTCTGCTTTCATAGCGTCTTCTACATGCTTTAAGGAAAACTTTTTACCATAGTATGCTTCTACAGCTGCTCTTACATAGAATACATCACTATGAGGTATGTGTAAATTACTCAATGTGTTAGTTTTAATACCTTCATAAAATGCTTCAAGCACATTATCTGTGTATAGTTTTACAGATTTCTTTCTTTTTGTCAAGTTTTTATTCCTAAATACATGTAAATTTATTATTTTTACTATATTTAATGTTTACATTTAATGTATTTAACATCTTTTTTAAAACATTTAATGTATTCATCTTATATTATAGTTATACCACATTTTATAGGATGCTGTCAACCCCTAAAATGCATTAGTTGTACATTTTGTGTGTCAGAAATTTGACCTACCACATATATATATTATCATTTACTTTTGTGGTTAACACTTAAATTTCCTAATCTGTGTATTTCTGTGTATACGTACATACGTAGGGGGGGTGGTGGTCTGGCGACCCCTGTCAAAAAAATGACAATAGATGAGTCAATCCATAAAAAACTAATTAAATCAATAGCTTAGTAATAGCAATCAATTCATAAGCTATCAGTTGACTCTATAGTTTGCTTTTAAAATTTTCAAAAATTGAAAAACTAGTGAAGTTTTTTAAAGTAGGTGCATATAATTAGTTCTAAAAAATATATATCGTATATACTATAAAATATATATATCCCTAAAAATGTTAGTACATACTAACTTTATATATATAATTATAGTATCAATAAACATTTTAAATAAATATCATAACCAAATAAAAAAAGATTCGTTTAAATTCAATAACTTAATAACAAAATACAAAAAAACTTAAAAAAATACTTGATTATCTTTTTTATTTGATGCTATTCTTAGTTATGACTAACAGAAACATTTAACGAATATCTGATAATCGCTACGGCAACATTCAATATTCAACAGTTTAAATAAAGTAATTAGTTTATAGAATACGACTAAAAAAAAAGAGATTGACAAAATGAGACAAAGAGCAGATAAAAGAGATAGAGAAAAATATAAACAAAAAGTTTTGCTTGAAAGTAATAAATCGTTAAGGTGTATTATTGGATATGTAGAATCAAAAGGAAAACGTGCAAGAGTTTTTCAAAATATGAAAGGAAGTATAGAAAAATATAAACCTAGTGACTGTATTTTTGATGCGTGTATGCGTGCAAAAGGATAAGTCCGACTAACATAAGCTACTATAGCTACAGGTGTACGTTGTCACTATGTGACGTAATCCGAGCCTAGTAATGGATACCATTGCTCAGAAGTTCTTTACCTAGTGTATTGCAGCTTAAAGGTGAAGTGTGTCTAAAGCTAGGCAATAATTAAAAAGGTGATAAAAATGCGAGTAACTAGAAAAGAATTACGAGATTCATTAAAAACAGTTAATCAATGGATACCAGCATGGTGTGACAAGTACGATTTAAATTATTCATCATGTTATGGTGGTTGGCAATTGACAACACAAAAAGGAAGTCATATAATCCAATATAGGATTTCTGCAAAAGAGATGAAATCATACCTTGATGGTATGAAAGAAGTAATTAGAGCAGTAACTTAAAAGGTTTAAACAATGAAACTTATAAATGGAATAGAATGGAATTACTTACAAGGCGAAGATTGTCCTCATTGTGATACAGAATCTGAATATCAATGTGGAGAATGTGAAAAAGACGAGATGCACTTGATGGAACATTATTTAAATTTAATGGGTTTAAAAGATAACTTTCATGCTTGGGCAGTCTGTAACAAAGACAATGAATTAAATGTGTTTGATGTATTGGAGGAGTGTCAATAATGTATAGAAGAGATTGTAAAAAGATAGCAAAGTTTGCACTCAAAAATCCTGATAATCTGGTGCGAGTGGCTACCTTTGTATTAACTACAATACAAGCTGGGTTAGCTACTACACATAATCAGATGTTAGATATTGATAAGCATGGTGCAGATAGCAAGTATCTTTGGAATAAAAAACGTGATGGTTATTTGTATTTGCAAGAACATAAACACGTACTATTTGACGCTATCAAGTCGGCAGTAAAACACAACGATATTGTCGGTGCTGTTGACGTGCTAACAAACGTACCATGTTTAGGAATAGTTAAGGCAAGTTTTGTAGCGCAAATGGTAGGACTAGATGTAGCATGTATTGATAGCCATAATTGCGATAGATTAGGACTAGCAAGAACAGCGTTACGTTTTGATAAGAAAGTTAAACCAGAAGTAAAACGTAAAAAGATTGCAGATTATATCACCTTTACACAAGATACAGGTGGTGCAGAATATTGGTGGAATACTTGGTGCGAATATGTATCAGGGAATCGTGCCAACAAATCGCTTGACACTAGCGCAAAAGTGTCGTATTACCATGTTACAGCAGTAACACAATTATAACATTTAGAAAAGGAGTTTATAAAATGTTAAAAATGAAAGTAAATGTAAAAAATATTATTCGCAATCCTATCGGAGTTGACAACCTACAATTTCGTAGAACTACTAGTCGATACAAAAAGAAAGGTACATTTTCTAGCAACAAAGGTTACTTGCAAGTATCACGTAATGCTATAACAGGACAATTTGTATCTCGACAAAGTGCGTAGGATAAATCCAATAGCTAGGGTACTACTACAGACTAGACGTAGGCAAAGTACCCTAGTTAAACAGAACAGAAAAGGAAAAGGCAGTTATGCAAGGCAACACAATAAAAAACTTTCAAAAGATTTCAGTCAAGAAGGTGACTAATAAAAAACAACAATTTGATTGGAAAAGTGTGCGTAAAGCAGAACGTAAAGCAAAACAACAAATACAGGAAAGATTTTATGGATAGGCAAAAAGCAAAAAAATTAAGAAAGGTAGAGGCATAAAATGAAACACCCAATATCACGTTACATGATGGCATCTTACGCATACTATGTAGAAGATGACCCGATAATAAGTGACGCAATGTTTGACCAATGCGCTAAGAGTATCTTGGAGCATTGGGATACACTTGACCATCCACACAAACATCTGTTATCAAAGGAGATGTTAGAGGCAGGAACTTATTTAGGTAAGTATCCTGAGATAGTTAAAAGTGCAGTAGCACATTATAGGGAGACACAGATATGAATGTATTAAGTTTATTTGATGGATGTGGTATGTCTTATGTCGGACTTAAACGACTAGGAATACCTGTCACTAAGTATTATGCAAGTGAAGTAGACCCATACCCTATCAAGGTAGCTATGGCTAATCATCCTGACATCATACAACTTGGGGATGTAACCAACATCCTCAAACGTCACCATTTTCAATACGCATACGAACCTATCGATTTGCTTGTAGGTGGCTCACCATGTCAGGGGTTCAGCTTTGCAGGTAAGCAGTTAAACTTTGATGACCCACGCAGTAAGTTATTCTGGGAGTATGTCAGGATATTACGCAAGCTCAAGCCCAAGTATTTCTTGCTTGAGAATGTACGCATGAAACAGGAGTATCAGGATATTATATCTGATGCACTAGGTGTCAAGCCTATCGCTATCAACAGTAGGCTATTGTCTGCACAGAATAGATACAGATTGTATTGGACTAACATACCTAATGTTACCCAACCAGAGGACAAAGGTATTATTCTACAAGATATACTAGAGCATGGGTTTGCTGACAGAGACAAGTCACATTGCCTTGATGCCAACTACTTCAAAGGTGGCAATCTCAAGACATACTTCAAGAAGCATCGCAGACAGTTAGTGTTCAGCAAAGATGGGCTATGTCATGTTGGAGATGCTGACATCAATGGCAACGACACTATCAAGCGAGTGTATCACCCATCAGGTAAAGCACCTACGCTCACTACTATGGGTGGTGGACACAGAGAACCCAAGGTATTGTGTGGTGCATGGCGAGGTAGATACACAGTCGATGGTGTACGTCAAGACCACAAGCATAGTGTCAGAGGTATGACAGAGCAACGATTGGAAGTACGCACAGATGGCAAAACCAACAGTCTGACCACAGTACAGAAGGACAATGTAGCAGTTCACTTTGACCATGACTGGAATGATACGAGTGTGTTTGACTTAGAGTGGCGCAAGCTGACACCACTTGAATGTGAGAGATTACAGACATTGCCAGACAACTACACCAACCATGTGTCCAACACGCAACGATACAAGATGCTAGGCAATGGCTTTACAGTTGACGTGATAGCACATATATTGAAAGGAGTTAAATAATGGATATAGAAAAGCAATCAAATAATTTTTTCAATCTTCAAGACTTGATTAACACTTTAACAGTTAACGATTCTTTATATTTGAATAGAGTGCATGGTGGTACGGCTAATGAAGATACTGTTTCTGACTTACTACATGATTTAGTTCAGGCTCTTTATGAGTTGGGTGGATTGGATAAGAATGATTTGAATAACTTGAGTGAACAGTTAGAGGAGTTAAACCATGACTAGAAAATTAAATTTAAGTCGCTACCAGTTTGCGGAGATTCCTAATGACGAAGAGGGTCTAGCATTTGTAAAGCAACTCAAAACATATCTTAACAAAGACCGATATAAAATAGTGGTCAAAGGTCAACACATGAATGATGAAGCAAAAGCTAACTGGCGAAAGTATGTACGTGGGCAACCTATCTCCCTCTCTACTCATTTGAGGGTGTACATTAATGAAAAAAAAGGAGAGAGAAGATGAATGAAAGATTAAACGAACTAGATTTAAAAGCATTTAAAGATGGGGTGGCAGATGCTTGCTTGCATGGCAGAAGAGATGAGAAGCAAACATACTACTACTACAAGCAGGGCTACGATTTTGGCATGACACTATACGCAGACATGATAGAAAGGACAATAGTATGACAATATTACAAGTTAATAAAAAAGAGTATGGATACTTAGGCGATGTAGCAATCAAAGAAACGCTAGGCTTACTACCTATATGGGTTCTAAATTGGCAACTACAACCAGAAGGTAAGACATTGTTTGAATACTTACGAGATACGTATGGACATGGGTTGTATAAGTTTAATGGTACAATAGAAGAAGATGACGTGTATCGTAGTCCACATGAAGAAGATGAGGACTTACAATATATAGCCAAGATGAAAACAAGAGAGGGTGAAGTTATATTCTATCCATACGCCATTACAGCTATACCTACAAAGAATGGACACTATATAACAAGGATGGATTAAATGAATGAATTATTTGTATTAGTAATAACTATGTGGGGAAATGATGGCTCACAATGGTTGTACATAGGCAATCAAATAGTGTTGCAGCAACCAATGACACAAGAAGCATGTGAGTATATGGCAAACATGTGGGAATCATTTTATGATAATGAGTATTATAAGATGGTTATAAAATGCCACTTAGCAGGAGATATCTAATGAACAGATTAGAAGAATGGATAAAAAAATTACTAACATTTTGGATGAATAAAGACGAGATGACAGACCCATCTATGGACAATGTACTTAGGTTTGTTATCATGTCTGTATTTGCCATTGGATTTTACATGACTGTAGTAGCATTTTGGGAGAAGTTTTTATGGTAAAAGTATATAATTTAATTATGGATAGTGCAAAGAACCCACTATCTAACATACCTGATATAAATACTAGGCACATGATAATGCAAATATTAGCTTGGATGTGGTGTATTATATTCAGTATGTATCTAGGTTCTATTGTTGCCTTTGGTATTAGTGCAATCATACACACACTATTACTAGCAGGTATCTTTATAACTGTGGCTATGTTTGAAACTGCCAAGCGTAGACCACAATACTTTGGTGGACTTGGCAGAGGTAATGGAGGTGAGCATGAGTAGATATACAGATGACCAGATAGCTGAGACTTGCATGAAATGTGTGGATGATTGGGATATGGAAACACTATTGCGTTTTGCATATGATGAGATGTACCATCACTACACAGAGGTAGCAAAGGAAGATAGCCTTGATGCGTTTATGCAGGAGTTTTTAGATGCAGGAGGTGAGCATGAATGAAGAACTATTAGATATTGTGGATTCACTTGAGCGATGTTATGAATCATGGCGAGAGCAAGTGGTAGGTATATTAGATGAAGAAGATACAGATATTGTAAAAGGAGATGTGAATGAGCAACCCATTAATAATAACTAGAATACAAACAGAATCTGAGGAAGAGATGGACACTAGAGTTAAGATGTACTTTGACACATACCCAAAACAAGGTTACATGACTTATATTAAGAATACATATTATGACCCACGTGTTTGTATGCACGTTACTGAAGTAGCAAGACTATCGAGTTGCGACTAATGTTAGAATTAGTTATACTCTATATTTGGATATGTATTTTTTATAGTTTATATAGGAGTAGGTTATGATGTTACAAGATTTTATAGAAGAGTATAAAAACTCTATTGAATACAAAGACTTACGAGACAAAACTAAACAACATTATAATTACATGTTGAGATGTGTTGTAAACTATTTTGAAGATTTAGATAGTGTCAATTTTTTGACAACTAAAAAATGTAAGTTAGCTTATGATGAATGGTGTGGTACAGGTGTACCAACTGCTAATCACATGATAGCAGTATGTAATGTTGTTATGAATTATGCAGTTAGGATGGAACACATACCTGTAAATCCTTTTGCAGCAGTTAAGAAAAGGTCTAGCAAAAGTAGAAAAGTTGTGTGGACACCTGACCAAGTAACACACTTGTTAAGTTACGCATACAGTAATTATAAGTGGCGCAACATAGGATTAATAGCACAGATGGCATACGAATGGTGTCAACGTGTGGGTGATATGAGACTACTTACATGGAGTAGCATAGATTTTGATAAGAAAAGATGTTCAATACAGCAAAGTAAGAGAAGAGCAGAAGTATTTTTACCTATTAGTGATGACTTACTTGAGATGTTGACTCAACAACATGATGATTTTGGTTTTCAGGAGTATGTAGTGCCTAGACCTAATCCTTATGGTGGTAAGTTTATACCTTATAGTATTTTTAAACTGTCAAAATTCTCTAGGGAATTGATAAATGAAGCAGGTTTGCCATCTGAACTAAGGTTATCTGACTTACGTAGGACAGGAACAACAGAAATGGTTGAAGCAGGAGTCGGGATAGCACAAATTATGTCGGTTACAGGACATGCTAATCCACAATCTGTTAAACCTTACATAAAAAATACGTACGACAGCGCAAATTATGCCTTGACAGCTAGGCGAAATCGTGATATATGAATATTAAATGCCGACAAGAAAGGAAATATATATAATATGTTAAATATATTAAATGATATAGATGTTGGTATTGGTGAGACTATTAGAACTAATTGTCCTGTATGTAAAGGATATAATACTTTTACTGTAACCAATGACATGGGTAAGTTAATGTGGAATTGTTACAAAGCTAGTTGTGATGTGAAAGGAAATCAAAAAACTATTTTAACTGTTGACCAATATAGGAGAAGTAAAAAACAAGAAAAGATTTTTGTTATGCCTGATTACATTGTTCCTCATAGAAATAGAGGACACGTATTAGATTTCTTACATAAGTGGGATATAACATACGCAATGAATGGATTATTGTATGATGTACGTGAGGATAGAATTGTATTCCCTGTAATGTATGATGGTGTTCCTGTCGATGCTACTGGTAGAGCGTTGGCAGCATGGCGACAACCTAAGTGGAAGCGATATGGTTTCTCTCCTTTCCCATATCGTTATGGCTCTGGTGATGTCGCAGTTGTGGTTGAGGACTGTGTTAGTGCTGTAGTGGCAGGTAATGTTGAAGGTTTTGTTGGGGTTGCATTGCTTGGAACTAGTTTGTTCGATACACATAAACAGATACTTTCACAGTTCTCAACTGTGCTAATAGCACTTGACCCAGATGCTTTAACAAAGTCTATTAAGATTAGTAAAGAGATAGAAAACTCTAAGGTGTTGAATTTAAAGAATGATTTAAAGTATAAAGTAAAGGATGACATAGATATGATGATACAGTTAGGTGGTGTGTAATGGAAAATGTTTTATTACGTACCTTAATGAACAAAGATTTTTATGACAATCACAAAGGTGATAGATGTCCTGAAGCATTGTTCTCTGCTGATGGTAAAAAGATTAAAAGAACTATTGATTGCATGGTTGAAAGATATAGAAGAGATGTATTACCAGAGGAAGTACAGATGTATTTTATATCTGAGAATCCATCTCTTACTACTGCACAGATGCATCAGTATGACGCACTCTTTCATTCCATAAAGAATGAACAACCTATGGGTACTGATGTAGCAAATGATGTGCTTTCTAAGCTGTTTCGTAAGCATGTAGGCGATGAACTAGTTAACTTGGCAGTAGACCTATCAAATGGTGACATCACCACTCTGCAACCTTTAAATGACTTATTAAATAAATACAATGAAGATTTTACACCTACTGTAAAAGTAGAATGGAATGATACATCATACGATACAATTATGGATATGCTTGAGGAACACTCTCGTTGGAAATTTAATCTACCTACCATAGCACAAGTTGTAGCAGGTATTAATTCAGGTATGTTAATTGAGGTAGGTGCTAGACCTAATACAGGCAAGACTTCTTTTCACGCTAGTATATTAGCAGGTCCGAAAGGTTTTCTTCAGCAAGGAGCAAAATGTTTGGTGCTTGTTAATGAAGAGAAGTATGATAGGGTAGCCAGAAGATATGCATCTGTTGCCTCAAACTATTCAGAAGATGAACTAAAAGTGGATAGAGAATTAGGAAGGAAAGCATATGAAAGCATACCTAATCTAACTATCCAAGATAGTACAGGTAGAAATATGAGTTGGGTTGAAAGTGTTTGTAAGGAATACAAACCTGACATCGTAGTTCTTGATATGGGTGATAAGTTTGCTACGATGCATGGTTATACCAGACAAGATGAAGCATTAAAAGCAAACGTAATACATGCACGACAGATAGGAAAGGAGTATAACTGTGCAATATTTTATATGTCACAACTGTCAGCAGATGCTGAAGGTAAGACAGTATTGAACCAAAGTATGATGGAAGGTTCTAAAACAGGTAAAGCTGCTGAAGCTGACTTGATGTTATTGATTGCTGCAAATCCTGCAATCGGTAGCAACTCAGATAACAATGACCCACAAAGACACATTAACATTGTGAAGAACAAGTTGTCTGGTTGGCATGGCAGATTAGTATGTAACATTGATAATATAACAGGAAGGTATAGAGTATGATAACAATATTAGGAATAGTAGTAGTAGCGTTGTTTAGTAATGAGAGCGCAGTATTTATAGATAAACTAGAAGAAAATATGAACAATGGATATAAGTGGGAGTATGTAGGTAAACAGGATGTAGTTAATCCTGAGTATGCAATTCCTCTTGGAGACAAAGTATATTTTCAACATATAAAAAGATAACTTATGGAAGAGTGTTACGTCTGTAATAACTGTGGCGTTGAACAACCTAAAGAAAATTTTAATGCATTAAAATCTGGAGAGATAAAAAGAAAGTGTAAGTCTTGTAACAATGGACAAAAAAGAATACTAACTAAACTAAGAAAGCAATATCCTTATCCTTATTGTGGTGAAAATGTTTCTCTTCCAAATTGGTTTAGGTCTAGTGTCCATAGTTACACACACTCTCCAGATTATAAATGTCCTATTTGTGAAAAAACTATGCAAGAATTATATTTAAAAAAACAAATAAGATTAAAAGTGTGGGTGCTAGACCATTGCCATAAAACTAATACCTTTAAAGGTTGGTTGTGTCATAACTGTAATACTAAAATAGGAAATGAAAATAAACAATTTTTTAAAAATGCAATTAGTTATTTAGAAAAACACGAGGAAAGAATTAATGAAAGTAACACTTGATATAGAAACAAACACGTCAGAAAAAAATGGTAAACTACACCTTGATCCTTTTGAAGCAAACAATTGTTTAGTAATGGTTGGTCTTATGTCAGATACAGGTCAAAAAGAATGTTACGTATTTGACCATGATGTTTCTTCACCTACTCCGAAAGGTTTTGATTTTGTTCAAGAGTGGTTAGATAAAGCTACTGTATTAATATGTCACAATGCATCATTTGAATTAGCTTGGTTATGGGAGTGTGGTTTTAAATACGATGGTCCTATATGGGATACCATGTTAGTAGAGTATGTATTACAACGTGGAGATAAACAAGGAAGTTTAAGTTTATCAGCGTGTGCTGAAAGACACAACTTAACTCGTAAGTTAGATACTCTTAAACAATACTATGATAAAGGTTATAGAACAAGTGAGATACCAGTAGATGAATTAAAAGAATATTGTATGACTGATGTAAAAGCTACTCAAGAGTTGTCAGATTTACAGTGGAATAAGTTAAATACAAAAGAGTATTCATCGCTTATTAAGACAGTAGATTTAACTAACTCTTTGTGTAAAGTACTATCACATATGTATATCAATGGTATTAAAGTTGATTTAAATAAACTACAAGAAGTTAGAAAGGAGTATGAACAAGAAAAAGAACAGTTAACAAAAGAACTATATAAAGAAACTCAAGATTTAATGGGAGACACTAAGATTAATTTAAGTAGTCCTGAACAATTATCTTGGGTAGTGTATTCAAGAAAACCACAAGACAAAAATGTGTGGGCTAATTCGTATGGTGAATACATGAGAGATAGAGAGTGGCGAGACTTAATCAGATTACAAACAGATGTAGTGTACAAAACACTGGCTGAAAAATGTAATATCTGTAATGGAAAAGGATATGTTCGTAAAACTAAAAAAGATGGCACACCATATGCAAAAGATAATAAGTGCATTGCTTGTAAAGCAGATGGTTTTATATACAACAGTACCAAACAAGTTGCAGGATTAAAGTTTATGCCACCCTCTTCTAAGTGGGCTAGTGCAAATGGATTTAGTACAGGTAAAGATAGCTTAAAACATTTAGAAAGGCAAGCTAAGTCAAGAGGTATGACAAAAGCAGAATCTTTTCTGTCAAAAGTTATTAGGTTAAATGCTGTTGAATCTTACATATCAACTTATGTAACTGGTATTGAAGCATTCACTAAGCCAGATGGTATGCTCCATGTTAGCTTAATGCAACATAGAACTGCCACTGGCAGGTTGTCAGGTTCTAATCCTAATATGCAGAACATGCCTAGAGGTGGTACGTTCCCTGTTAAGAGAGTGTTTGTATCACGATGGGAAGATGGTAAAATAATGGAAGCTGACTTTGCACAACTTGAGTTTCGTGTAGCAGCATTCCTTTCACAAGATGGAGTTGCAATTGAAGAAGTTAAAACAGGTTTTGATGTTCATAGTTACACTGCCAAAGTTATTAGTAACGCTGGTCAGAAGACGAGTCGCCAAGAAGCAAAAGCACATACATTCGCGCCACTTTACGGAGCAACAGGATTTGGACGCACGTCTGCTGAAGCTGCATATTATGAACACTTCACAGAAAAATACGAGAAAATCGGGGTATGGCATTCCCGATTGGCTGAAGAGGCTTTAACTAACAGGTGTATCACAGTGCCATCTGGTAGACAATATTCTTTTCCAAAGGTACAACGCAGACCTAATGGCAGTGTGACACACTTTACTAACATAAAAAACTATCCTGTACAAGGATTTGCTACAGCAGATATAGTTCCTTTAGCGATGATACATATACATACTTTGCTACAAAATTTTAAGTCATGTATTGTAAATACAGTACACGATAGTATAGTAATAGATGTTCATCCAGATGAAGAGAAAGGTGTAGTAGAGGTTATTAATAAAACAAATAGAGAATTAATAGATTTGATTAATTCAAAGTGGGAAATAGACTTTAATGTGCCTCTATTATTAGAAGCAAAAATAGGTAAAAATTGGCTTGACACAAAAGACATTGTGTGATATAACTACAAAACTTTTTAACGATAGGAGTAAAATATATGAATGGTAACTTAGCAGTAATAAATACTGATGACTATGCAGCAATGGCAAAAATGATGGGCATTGCGTATGATACAGATAGCGAATCTAAATCTTCTTTAGCTAGATTTAAAGTAAATAAAAAACCTTTACATGGTGAAACTGAACTAAATGGTAAAATAGTAAAAGCAGAAATTTTATCTGGTGGTTTTGAATTACAAAATGGTACTACAGTTTATTCAGAGACTGCTGTTTTAAGACCTTTTATTCAGCGTTTCATGTATCAAAAGTATGACCCAAATAATAATAATTATATTAAAACTTTAATGGCAGATTCTTTTAATATAGATTTGAAAGATACCAATGGTGGTTTTAATTGTGGCAAACCTTCTGGTTGGATAGAAGATTTTGATGCGTTGCCTCAAGAAACTAAAGACTTGTTACGTTCTATTAAACGTACACGTGTTGTATATGGTGTAGTAACTATGTCAGATGCTATAACTGAGAGTGGTGATTCACATCCTGTTAAAGACATACCTTGTATTTGGGATGTAGATACTAAAGAAGGTTTTAAAAATATGGGTAGTGTGTTTTCAAAACTAAATAGGATGAAGCGTTTACCTATGTTGCATAATATAAACTTAACCACTGCAAAAAGAGACTTACCAACAGGTAACTCTTACTTTGTTCCAGTGCCTGAGTTAGATATGAAATCCTCCATTGAGATTGGTGATGATGACCAACAGTTGTTTACTTCTTTTATGGAGAACATTGAATCTCATAATGCATATGTTTTATCTGAGTGGAACAAACATAACAAACCTGACGTAGAAGGTTTTGTTGATGTATCAGATGTTGAGGATGCTTAATGAATCATAGAGCAGAGATTGCTTTACATCAATACTTAGAAAAAGTTGTAAATGGAAAGGGTGGTATATCAGATGTAACATCTTTTCAAATTTCAAAAGATGTATATGATGCAATAGTAAAACAGTTTGGGCATACTAAATCAAAAGATTTTAGATTACGTATGTCAAATGTTGGCAGACCTTATTGCCAGTTATGGTTTGAAAAGAACAAACCTGAAACTGCCTTACCAAAACCAACTACATTTGTTATGAACATGTTGCTTGGTGATATTGTTGAAGCAGTATTTAAAGGCTTATTAAAAGAAGCAGGTGTTGAATACAAAGATTCAGATAGTGTTGCACTAGATTTAGAAGATGCATCAATTAAAGGAACATATGATATTGCAATAGATGGTTCAGTTGATGATATTAAATCAGCATCGGATTGGTCTTTTAAACATAAGTTTGAGTCCTTTGATACATTAAAAGATGGTGATGCATTTGGATACATAGGACAGCTTGCAGGTTATGCCAAAGCATCTGGATTAAAAGCAGGTGGATGGTGGGTAATCAACAAAGCAAATGGTGACTTTAAATATGTACCAGCAAATACTATAGATGTAGAAACTGAAGTTAATAAGATACAAAATATTTATAGCAAGTTAAAAATAAATAAGTTTGAAAGATGTTTTGAAGCAGAGGTTGAAACATTTAGAGGTAAACCTACAGGCAATAAAGTTTTAGGTACAACGTGTGGGTTTTGTGATTACAGATATGCATGTTGGCCTACCTTGCAGGAATTACCTGCAGTAAAATCTCAGGCTAAACAACCTAAGATTATAAAATATGTAGAACTAGCGCAGGAGTATAGATGATGGAAGATTTAGAACAATTGTCAGAAGAAATAAAACTTAAAGAAGAAGAGTTAAAAGCATTACGTAAAGAGTATCAAGAAAAACGCATGTCAGGTTTACGTTCTGCTTTGCAAGCTAGGCAAGAAGCTGATAAGTTAATTCAAGAAGAACTACGTTCAATGGGTTACAAGCAGTTTAATCCAATACCTTTAGGACGATGGAATAATCTTGCCTAATCATAAACAATTTAGAGTAGCACGAAAGTATGGCTACAGAAGTGGGCTAGAACTTTCTAACTCAGAACGACTTACTAAACTTAATATAAAATTTGAGTATGAGAGTATTAAAATTGAGTGGGAAGACCTAGCCTACAGAACTTATACACCTGATTTTATACTGGACAATGGTATAATAATTGAAACTAAAGGAATGTTTACTACGTTAGATAGACGTAAGCATCTTGCAATTAAGAAACAACATCCTAAATTAGATATAAGATTTGTCTTTGAAAACAGCAGACGAAAATTACGTAAGGGTGCTAAGTCTTCATATAGTCAATGGTGTGACAAATATGACTTTAAATATTACGATAGAATTATACCAGAGAGTTGGTTAGAGGAAAAGGGTAAGAACAAACATCCAAAGTTTATTGCTTTCCCAAAACGAAAAGTACAGAGGAGAAGATAATGAACGATAATTACATAATGAAATACAGTATGTCTGATTTTGTAGTAAAAATATCACCCACATTTAGTAAAGAAAATAAATGGACAGGTGAAGTTAACATAGATGTATTAACACCTAATAAAAAGAATGTAGGTAAAGATGTATACATGGGTGTTGACAGATTTGTAAAAATGATGTTGTGTTCTATTCCTGTTATGGAAACAGATTCAAAAGTTCAAAAAGCCATATTTGAATACACGTTTGAAAACTATCCTGAAATATTTGATGATGATTATGAAGATGATGAAGATGTTATAATTGAACGTGGTGAAGATAATATAATTAATTTAACTTTTAAAAGTAAAACAGATGGGAGTGCATAATGCCAATTGATTTTCACAATTTAAGACATGAGGAGTATATGAAACAAGCTATGAAACAATCTGATGTTGCTACTGTTAATAATCCTAAACACTATGAGCGTTATGCTATAGAACCTGTATCATTTATAATGAATAATGAATTACCTTTTTGGATGGGTAATGTAATTAAATATATAATGAGAGCAGGATACAAGTCAAATACAAGCGAGATAGAAGATTTAAATAAAGCAAAACGATATATTGACATGCGTATTAATCAGTTAGAAGGTCGAGAACCTAATGCGAGTTAGAATTAACGTAACAGTAGATGTAGACCCAGAAGAGTTTCCTGTACCTGCTGATGAAAATGTATCTGAAGAAATAGAAGACCTGTTCACAGATATGATATATGATTTAGATGGTCTGAAATTAAAATATATAAAAGCTAAAATGGAGAGATAAATGAATAACTATTTACCAACAGACTATCAAAATTTTATTGCACTATCACGTTATGCAAGATGGAAAGAAGATGAACAAAGACGTGAGACATGGGGTGAAACAGTAGCACGTTACTTTGATTATATGACAACACATTTAAAAAAGACATGTAACTATACACTTGAAGATTCGCTACGTGAAGAATTAGAAGAAGCAGTTCTTGAACAACGTGTTATGCCTAGCATGAGAGCTTTGATGACATCAGGACCTGCCTTAGATAGATGTCATGTGGGTGGTTACAATTGCTCTTACGTGCCTGTAGATAACCCTAGAGCGTTTGATGAAACTATGTACATTTTAATGTGTGGAACAGGTGTAGGTTTTTCTGTAGAGCGTGAAAACGTAGATAAATTACCTATAGTAAATGAACACTTTGAGAATAGTGATACAGTTATTAAAGTTGGTGATAGCAGACCCGGGTGGGCAAGAGCGTTGCGTGAGTTGATTGCCATGTTGTATGCAGGTCAAATACCTAAATGGGATGTATCAGAAGTACGTCCTGCAGGTGCAAGGCTAAAAACATTTGGTGGCAGAGCATCAGGACCACAGCCTTTAGTAGAGTTATTTAACTTTTGCGTTAATAAATTTAAGAGTGCATCTGGTCGTAGACTTTGGCCTATTGAAGCACACGATATAATGTGTAAGATAGGAGAGGTTGTTGTTGTAGGTGGTGTCAGACGTAGTGCATTGATTTCATTATCTAATCTTGGAGATGACCAGATGCGTCACGCTAAGTCAGGTGTGTGGTGGGATGAACCAGAAAAAAATATTAAGCGTGAAGGTCAAAGGTCTATGGCTAATAATTCTGTAGCCTATAAAGGAAAACCAGAGATGGGTACATTTATGCGTGAGTGGCTTGCATTGTATGAATCACATTCTGGTGAGCGTGGTATATTTAATCGTCAGTCAGCAAAAGTACAGGCATCAAAAAATGGAAGACGTGATACTGACCACGCTTTTGGATGTAATCCATGTAGTGAAATAATACTACGTCCTTATCAATTTTGTAATCTATCTGAGGTAGTAGCACGTGCATCTGACAACAAAGAATCTCTTGCTTGGAAAGTAAAGATGGCTACAATACTTGGAACATTTCAATCCACCATGACAGACTTTAAATATTTACGTAAAGTTTGGCAAAAAAATACAGAGGAAGAAAGATTATTGGGTGTTTCTCTTACGGGTATTATGGATAATCAAATATTATCAGGTAAAAGCAGTACGTATGGTATGAACATAAGTTCTTTATTAGAAGAACTTAGAGATGTAGCTGTAGATACAAACAAAATATTTGCAGAGCAGTTGGGTATAGCACAGTCTACTGCCATCACATGTGTAAAACCTAGTGGTACAGTTAGTCAATTAGTTGACAGTGCCTCTGGTATTCACGCTAGACACAATCCTTATTATGTTCGCACTGTGCGTGGTGATAACAAAGACCCACTGACACAGTTCTTAGTAGCACAAGGTATACCTGCAGAACCTGATGTAATGAAACCAAATAGCACCACAGTATTTAGTTTTCCAATGAAAGCACCATCTGGTGCAGTTACTCGCACAGAGATGAAAGCTATAGAACAGCTTGAATTATGGTTGTTATATCAACGTCACTGGTCAGAACATAAACCCTCTGTTACTATCTCTGTTAAAGAACATGAGTGGATGGATGTTGGTGCATGGGTGTATAAAAACTTTGACGAGGTGTCAGGCATTAGCTTCTTACCTTTTAGTGAGCATACATATCAACAAGCACCATATCAAGATATTGATGCAGAAAAGTATGAAGAACTTAATATGAGTATGCCAGATAATGTAAACTGGTCGTTGCTTCAAGAGTTTGAGAAAGAAGATAACACATCTGGTGGACGTGAGTTAGCTTGCTCTGCAGGTGTATGTGAAGTAGTAGATTT